ATCCAGTTACCAGTAGCGTCATGGCTGCTGGGTCGAGCAAGACCAGAGATCTTACCCGCTGTGTCCTCTGACATAACGATACCATTTCCTGGGGTATAGGTATTTGCTGGACCCTCGAAAGCTGCTTGCGCCAAGGTAACAATCCCTTTCGTTAGAACGGGTACTGCTTGCCCTGGAAGCATGGCTTGGAGTTCGGCGGCTTTTTGTGGATGGTAAAGCAACTTTTCGTCGTTTTCGTCCTTTTTGGCCGTTTGATACAGGGTAAGGCCAAGAGGAATCTCCCCTGAACCAGCACCTGTGATCTTAAGATTAACTTCGGGATACATTGCCTCATTACCAATAAACGGATAGTCGGTTTTGCCGAGATAGGTGTTTGTTTGGTATTCGACAGGATCTGCATCGAAGTTTCCAGCAGAGACCTTTACAAAGAGGCCAGCATCACCAGCCCCCGAGTCGGTCGTTTGGTCGTTCACATCACTGTCAATGACAGAATAGAGGTTCACGACATCGTGTTCAGAGTATTGTCTGAATGGTAGAATGCGTAATGCCATAATTTTAGTTAGTTAAATTTTTAAGAAATTTCAATATTGTCGCGGGAAAAGGCAGCTTTAAACTTATCTCGGAAGGATTTCTCCTCAGATGCGACAGCTTCGTTAGAGTTAGAAACATCCGAATCGGTTGTTTCGGCTGCGTCAAGAGCCTCTTCAATTTTCACCTCTTCAGTAGAGGCGGCGGAAATTCTCTTAGCCACTTCCTCATCAATGCGGGCTTGGATTTGCGCGTCGAACTCTGCTTGGACTTCCTTGTTTTTATGCTTCCATAAAACTTCGAGCTTGGAGGCAAAAGCTTCATAAGCCTCTGCATCTTCCAGACCTCTCAGTTCGGTAGCAAGAAACTCGCGATCTTGGTCATCGAGTTCAAACTTTTCGTCCAATTTGTCCATATATGTATTAAAAGATGCGACGGCCTCTTCGGCTTTTTTATCTTTTTCAAAAACTAAAATACGCTCATTAGCGGCATTTAGTTTTTCTTCCAGCTCAGAAACGGAGGACTTTAATTCCTCGTATTCCTTCGTCACGCCTTCTTTAGCTGCCTTTTGCGTTTCGATATCCTTGCGGTATTGTTCATCCCGCTCACGGATAGCTTCAGCAAAAGTGTCAGTCATCGAGGCGACCGCTTCTTTGGAGAATTTCTTCTCAGAAAGAAGTTCTTTAAGTTCATTAAGAGTCTTTTCCATTTCCATGTTAATAAAGTTCTTTTGGTTGTTTACATTTAAATTATTATTTTGTGCAATTTTATCCCTTTTATCGTTTATAAAAACTTGGGTTTTTGAGGGGTTTCCACCATATAGCCCCCTTACGTCTGCGGCGGGATTAAGCGTATATGCAATACCCAATGGATAAATATCGCCCATAATTAATCTATAAACACTTTCACCCTCATCTGTCGTCCCATTGCCTCCACAACTTCTTAAAAACCCTTGTAATTCTAAAATTTCATCAGGATCTGCCACTATTCTAGCCTCACTTAAAACGTCACTCCCCACCGCCAAAACATAATCATTGAATCCAACTTCCCAGCTTGCAGAAACCTTCTGAAAAGCAGCATCATCGGGGTCAAGAGATTTTTCCACCAAAATGGTAAAATTTTCATTAATCGTTTTGTATAAAACGGCACCCAAGGCGATATTGAATGGTTCTGTGGTATCTTTTACTTGTTCTTGAGACAGTAATTCGTTAGATCCAAATTTACTATAACCCGCAGCGGCTATATGTCCCACTATCTTATGCTTGTCGTGTTCGATATTAGTGGGCTTGTGGATAAAATTATTTGTATATTCTACAGCTGTTGCTGCGTTCATCCCATCTCCATTTTTATTGAACTTGTTTACGACGGCGGCATTAAATGCCACCCCCAACAAGCCTAGATTGCTCTCATAATCAATATCAGTGGGGACAAGGGGCGCTAAAGTTTCTAGGGATGCCTTAGAAATTAATGAGGATTCACTAATCTCACACGCCAAGAGCGGAGACTCAAAAGTGGTGGTATACTTATAGTTTATTACTTTTTGTCGCTCCAGTTGTTTCATGGCTATGATATAAGATTGCTGCTGGATAAACCTCTAAAGAATGTTCTGCTGAAATGTCCCAAACCCCTTTAGAAGGCTGAAGGCTCTCTATTTTGTTAAAATCTTTTACACACGATTCTAGGGTTTCTCCCCAATATTCTTTGCTCTGAGAGCACACGATGGACTCACATAAACTATTCACCATCTCCTCTTGAGACTCACTAAGTTTTTCAGCCTTCAGCTTTTTAAGCATTTTCGCCTTGGCTTCATCAACAAAACTCTCAATCTCATAAATCGTGGTTTGTATATTAGCCCTAGAGTAGGATGCTTCAGCGAGAGGGATATCAGTAGTCCCCTCTGGCCTACCCGCCTCCTTTCTGGGACCAGTCGCCTTATCACCAGCAGGGGCAATAACAGGAACGCCCCCCACTATAGGATTGTAATAACCTTTTTCCCTTTCCTCCACGAAGTCCTTTTGAGCACTGACAAGATCTTCTGAGTCGGGGAATCTCCCATTCTGGAACATTTCCATTCCTTGTTTGGGAGTAATGATTCCCAGCTCCATAAGCCTAGTAGAAGCCCTCATAAGCTGCACCTCATCTCTCATGTCAATATCTTTCATCTTCGCCTCAGGCCATGATCGGAAACCAAGGTCTTTAGCAATTCTTTTGATTTCGCGATTAAGAAAATCATTTAAAAACCCATAACGAGACTCTTGTAAACGATCAATAAAGATTTGAGCCTTTACCTGAGTAGAATTAAACTTCTCTTCCCCAACCACAATGTTTTGGAGACCTTGTTTAATGTCATCATTGAGTATCTGGTATTTTTCTGGCCCCAACACCAAATTAAGCTCTGGAATGATAAATTCCGCCTTAGTAGTATAATCGGAAACCAATACGCGCCCCACACTTTCATTTTTGAAAAGGTTCTGCATTGCCGCCATATTATTGGGGTTAATGCCTCCTTTATCTGGATCAGCCCCCATCGTTATAAGCAAAATAACATTTTCTACCGTGCGGGTAATAGCCTGATCCATTTTCTTCAATTCCAGTTTGGCATTAATGTCTTCCAAAACAGGGAATCCAAACGGGATGGCAAAAGGCTCATAATCCTGCTTCTTATAAAAAGAATAAGAAAGCCTCTTGGGATCTAAATTCATGTGGATGCCCACCCCAGAATAAGAACCGTCTCGTATCATTCTCTGAACCTCGGGGTCGAGTCCTTGGAAAATAGCCAAATCTTCATCTGTTTGGGGGCTAGCGAGACGAGCTATTTCATATTCGGATAAAACTTTTTGGTAAGCCCCTCCATAAGTAAAAGTCGTGGCCCTTCTAGCTACAACATCAAAAGGATTGAGCAAAACATATCGAAGAGGAATTTTATTTGTAGAAGCATTTATGGACCCCACTTGGTTTATTAATTTCGCATAGTCTTCGGCTTTGAATTTTCCATCTATTCTATAAAGAAAGATATTGCCACTCCTGTAATATTCGCGGAAATACTGGTCTTTTAGGTTAATAATATTAACCCTCTTAAACCACTCGTAGAAAAATTCTCTGCTTTTGCGACTCCCACCCTCTAAATAAATATCGGTGTTGGTAAACTCCGACATTATATCTATAGCATTTCTAAAAACTGCTACATTTGCGTAAGCTTTTTGACACAGCTCAATACCGTCTCTAGCCGTAACTCCATCAGAGGCATACTCATATGGGAGCATTCCTACTCTAATGCTAGAAAATCTATCTTTCGGGTTGTTGTAAGCCACCCTGTTGGTCCGCGATCCCTTAAAACCTTGATTGGTCATTGCTTGTCGCCGCGCCTTAGAAATATATTCATAGGAGGCGGTCGAAGTATAGAAGGGTTCTCCTAAAAGTTCGGGCGTCATCTCTTCTTTTGGGGGAAGAGAGGGGTGCTCATTAGCATCAAATTGGTTCCAATATTCTGAGCGTTTGGTATATTTTCTTTTAGCCATGGAATGTATTCCATATTACACCCCAAAGTTAACTTTCAACTTTTAAAAGTTAAGAAATGAACATTGGAGTAAAGGTAGTTTGGATATCAGTCACATCATCAGACATCATGTCATAAAAAACATTCATCGCCCAATTGCCTAAAACCAAGGCAGAATAGGAATCTTTGCGGGCCTTGCCAGCACCTGTTTGTTTTCTTAGATTCAAGGGAAGATCAAAACTTTGAGTTCCCTGTAAAGAAGTTGTAATTTGGACAAGGGCACATTGGACCTTAATTAAATCCATTATATCCTTCTGGTGTTCCACGAAATCAATCATTCTTGCGCCAACAGTGCCCTTTTCATTAGGATCGTTTTGAATAAATTTTAAATCTTTAATCGGGACTTTTGCCTTTCGCTGAATATGGTAGTCATCATTCATGGCTGCTCCCGCGAAAAATATCCGCTTGCGGTCAAAAGCTGCCTGTAGGGATTCATTTGCTATTCTAATCCACTGGGAAGTTGGCTTTCTTAAAAAGACAATATTTTTTGCGCTAAGATTATATTGATGTTTTAATTTGCGAAGGTTTTTTTCGTAATCCTGAGCCTTATCTAATTCAGCCTCAATAACACCCAAGTGGATATTCAGTTTTTTAAAGATCTCGCTTTCATTACAGGAGTTGATAAATTGGACACCGCCATTGTAATCGCCTACGATTGCTACCACGTTGAAGTGAGTCAAAACAAAGGCTAAATACTTTATGTGGGTTTTTAAATTAGCTCCCGCCAAAGCGTAGCCATGAACCACAGTTCCCTTCCTTGTGTCCTTATTAAGCTTGATAAGTAACATCGCAAAATCGTCAGAACTTTCACTTTCAGACCACGAAGGGTCAAAGGCTAAAATATATTCGTCTTTTGGATTACCATGCACCTCTACGCACTGGCCCTCTCCATCTGGATGGGTGCAGCTGGCCATTTTACTAACCTTAAAGTAGCCCGAACTGTCATCTGTAAATATCGCTCCAAATTCCCTCTCAAATTGTGCATCACTCATTGTAGCCTTAGATTGGCTAATCAGATTTTGATCATAAAGTTGCTCGGGCGCACAATCGTAACTAAAGTGCATAATGGTTCGATGTGCCCCGTCCTGCTTGTTCTCGTTAAGAATTAAAGCCTCGTATTGTTGATATATCTTGTAAAGGTATTCGAATTTGTAAGAAGCGGAGGACAAACCAATAATTTTGTTGCCCTGCCAAGTCCTTCGCTCCTCTTCTTTCATTTTACCCTTTTCGATCAGCTGGGTTTCCAAATCATAAACCTCTTGGCGCTCAGTAGGGTTCTCCACCACGGACAAGAAAGGGATAATAACCTCATTATAAATCTTTTCGGGCATCAAAAGCAATTCGTCAATAATTATGCGCTGGAAGCGGAAACCCCTAAGTTTTTCACCGTCCCCAAGAGGAAGGGCGCGAATACTACTCCGACCAATTTCCATCACCCACTCATCATTCATTCTAGAAACCCTAGTTATGCATTGAGCAAAAAAGGTGGCCTTGGGGCTTTTAG